GGAATTGATTTGCTTGGTTCACACGGTCTAGTCTTCAGTGGTTCGCAAAAGCTTGCAATTGATCCAAGCAACCCAGCAGCAGTAACTGCCGGCGGTCAATCTTTATCAGATGATGATAGTTTTATTATCTACGATCTTTCGAGAACACAGACAAGAAAAGCGACAGCAAATAACATATACTCATATATTAATGGAAAATTATCATTATCAACGGCTGCCATTACATCGTACACCAACTCAGGTGATAATAGAATTATTACATCTGTTAACTCAAACACTGTTAATGCGGAAGCAAATTTTACATTTGACGGTTCAAAACTTAACTTACAGGGTACAGGCAGCATTACTGGTTCCCTTAGTCTTTCTGGCTCTGGCACGTCGCTTCTTAGAATACACAAAGGAGCGGCTGATACAAGAGAACTTGAGATTTTTAGCAACGGGGCCCGACAGTCTGCAATCACTTTAAATGCAACAGAACAATTATTTATTGAGAATGAATCAACAAAAGATATCATTCTAAGAACAAACAACCAAAACACGCTGAGAGTATTTGGTCAAAATCAAAGAGTTGGTATTGCAAAAGAAGGTACAGTTGCAAATGCAGAATTGGATGTCGACGGCGCCGCAATTATTAGTGGATCGTTTACAGTAAGCGGAAGCTCCACTATAGGTCTAAATTCAGAACACGCAGCACAATTTAATGGCCCGCTTTCTGCTTCTGCAGGTATGCATATCTCTGGTACAATGCCGAAACTAGCAATCGGCTCGAATACAAGTACTACAAACAATTCTGGCATGCTAACGATTAGACCAGACGACACAAACAATCGTGTTCTAATGATGGTCCAGCGAACAGAAGGCTCTGACAACAGAATTGTTCTCGCTGCCACAGGTTCGGGACAAGTTATTGTTGGTGGTGCACACTTGGCTGGTGTATTTAATGTTTCTGGTTCTACTGCTGAAAGATTAATTTCTGCAAAATCAGACACACTTGATCCTGCATTTTACGTTGATGGAGACGGAGATCTTTACAATTCGGGAAGTCACACGCTTAAAGCCCCCCAGCCAGGAATATACTTAAGTTCCAGTGTGGACTCTAATGCTCATGCACATTTTGTTTTAAATGCAACTAAAAACATTCTCATACAAAACAACTCAACCAACAAACACATTGTATTTAAAACTAACGATGCTGGCTCAATAAAAGAAGGCTTCAGAATTGATGGTGCAGTTCCAGAAGTTGTTGTCAATCAAGGGAGCGATTCATTAATCGATTTCAGAGTAGAAAGTAACAACAACACGCATATGATATTCAGTGATGGATCGGCAAATAAAGTTGGTATTGGAGTTTCGAACCCGCTAGCCGCACTTGATATTAGTGGCAGCGCCATAAGAATTAGAACTTCAGATGCGCCCTCAAATGCATCTGACCCTGGTGCTGCAGGAGAAATAAGATGGGATACAAATTATATCTATGTTTGCGTAGCAACTGATACTTGGAAAAGAGTAGCTATCAGCACTTGGTAAGCATCTCACTAAAAATGGACTTTTGTGACTCTGAGCACTATTTATTTTGAACAATTCCCACTTTAGGAGACGAATTTATGTCAAGCTTATTAAAAGACGCTATTGTTGATGCAAAGGCGCTTCGTGAATCGGCACTTAAAAACGCCGAGACTTCTATCATTGAAAAGTATTCTGATGAAGTTAAACAAACTCTCGACCAACTTTTGGAACAAGATGAGTTAGCTGCCGATACCGGCGCAACCAACGAAGATGTTGCAGAGAACATTCCACTCGCAGCAACCGATAACCTTTCGGAAGAAGAAGGTGACATTCCAGAGACCATGAACGAAGAGGGCGAAGAAGTTCCAGTCAACATCGATTTAGATGCACTTCAAGAAGCAGTCGCCGCACTTGAGGCCGAGCTTGACGAAAACGAAGAAATCGAAATCACCGAAGAAGAACTTGCCGAGATTCTTTCTGATGAGGAAACTCTCGAAGAGGATGAAGAAATCGAGGAGCGTCGTGGCAGAGGCCGTGAAGACCGTCATACTCGTGGCAAGCCAGATCCTAGACTTCGCGAGGATGAAGAACTCGAAGAAGATGTTATCGAAGAAGAAGATGATGTCAAGGGTGAAGAGGGTGAAAGTAAAGCTGAGTCCTCTAGCGATCAGGATGAAGCCGCTATGCGGGGTATGGAAGAAGATCTCGATACCGATGATCTCGTCGCAGCCATTATGGAAAAACTTACCGTCGATATGGGCGCTGACCTTGCCGGTTGGGCTGGTCGCTCGTCTGACGACATGAAACATCAAATTGAAAAAGAATTAGCACATCGACGCTCTACTGATGTAGAAGAAGAGATGGAAGCTTTAAAGAAGGCTCAAGAAGAGTTAGTTTTTGAGAATAAACAACTAAATGAGCATCTTTCCCAACACAAGCAAGTTGTAGAAGAGCTTAAAGAAAGTTTGCAAGATGTAAACCTTTCCAACGCTCGCTTGCTTTATACGAACCGTGTATTGAGAAATACCTCCCTGAATGAGCGGCAAAAAGAAAAGATTGCCGAAGCTATTTCGAACGCTGGTTCTGTAACAGAAGCAAAGGTTATTTACGAGACGCTTCAAAGCACAGTGGAGACTAAGAAACAACGTAGTCCTAAATCACTGAGCGAAGCTATCAGCAATAAACGTTCTTCTGTTATTCGTGCTACCCGCAAGGAAAGCACAACCTCTGACCCTCTCCAAGAGAGGATGAAGAGACTAGCTGGCATCAAATGATGCAAATACAATTAACAGGAGGTATTTAAAAAATGGCTGGTATTATTGAAAGGTTGACCGAAGGTGTTGTCAACCGTGATATGCGCGCCGAAGGTCACGCTTTGTTAGAAAAGTGGGAGCGCACAGGTCTTCTTGAAGGACTTAACAATGATCGTCAAAAGGGTTCTATGGCACGTTTGCTTGAGAACCAAGCTAAGGAGCTTCTCCGTGAGAGTTCTTCTATGAGCGCAGGTGATGTCGAAGGTTTCGCTGCCGTCGCATTCCCAATCGTCCGTCGTGTATTCGCGGGCTTAATCGCTAACGACCTCGTTAGTGTTCAACCAATGAGTCTCCCAAGTGGTCTCATTTTCTTCCTCGACTTCGTGTTCTCGGGAGATCTTGGATCTGGTACAGACACCAGTAGATTTGGTAACTCATCCGATGAGTCTATCTACGGTACAGATCGAGTTGGTTCGCAGGTAACTGGCGGTGTTAACTTGGTCGGTAGCACCAAGGAAGACCTTTCTGGTCCTCGTACTGTTGGTGCTCGCGGTTACGCCTACGGTTCCCCAACTGGCTCATGCTTAGGTGGTTCGGACAAGGTTGACGCACTTGAGTCTGCTACTTTAGCTGGCACAACTGAAAGACAGAAGAAGATTTACCTTCAGTATGATCCCGATCTTCTTTCCCTTTCTTCCTCTGCT